CAAGGAGAATGCGATAATGACAACTCTTATAAACGCCTCCACCTCCGCTGGCCTCGTCCAGACGGCAGACACATCCGGCAACCTGTCCCTGCAATCCGGTGGTACGACGATCCTTGCCCTGACCAGCACGGGTGCTGCTGTGACTGGGACGCTGAGTGCTTCTGGTGCAACAACGCTTTCTTCTACGCTAAGTTCAACTTCATTCAGCCCTACTAGTGCCACCGTCCCCGCTAATGGTGTTTATCTACCCGCTGCAACAACTGTTGGCATTTCTACCAACTCAGTTCATTGCCTTGACATAGGCGTAAATGGTTCTGCAACACTTTACGCCGGGGCGGGTAGCACGGGTGCTTGGCAATGGCTGCTAGGAGATGTGGCTGCAAACGATATGTCTTTAGCTGCATGGACAGGCGCGGCATTTGCCCATAGGATAAATATAACTAATGCCGGTGTTGTCCGGATGCAGAATTATGGCGCAGGTTCGGCCACATTTAGCGCAACGGGCGTGATTAGTTCTGTTTCAGACCAAACATGGAAAACTAAAGACGGTGCGCCATCCAACCCCAATGAGATGATAAACAAACTAGAGCCGGGGTACTGGTTCTATAACGACGAGAAAAAAGACATATTTGGTTCAGATAGACAGTTAGGTTTTTACGCACAGAACGTCAACGCTGCCATCGGCCCAGAAGCAGCCCCCATACCGGAGGAAGGAAAACCGTGGGGTTACTACGACAGGTCAGTGTTGGCGGTGGTAGTGATGTCGTTGAAATCGGTAATTGCCAAGAACGAAGCACTTGAAGCAAGACTCGCCGCACTGGAGGCAAAATAATGGGAACCCTCGTACTCACCGGAGCCACATCAGGCTCTGCAACACTGACCCCCGTCGATGCAGTCACCGCCACGATCACCCTGCCCAGTGCAACGGCAACGCTGGCAACGCTGGGGGCGCAGACGTTTGTAGGTAATCAGGCGATTACTGGCGCACTGAGTGTTTCTACTACGCTTACTGTTACTGGTGTGTCTACTTTAAACGCCGCTGTTGGTTTCAACGCTGCTGCTGGTGCAAATATTATCAGCCACTCCAGCGGGTACGGTCTTCAGATCACTGCTGCCAGTGCGGTTAATCAACTGCGCCTGACTCGTACTGGTTCAGCAACGGCTGATTTCAGAAACTACGTCAGTGGTGATACTTGGAACGTTGCAGACCTATCGGGTACGGGTGGTCTTATCTCGCTCCAATCAAATGGATTGCTTCTTATTTTATCTGCTTATAATTTCACAACTGGTTCTGCTGCAAACGTATTTGTCCAGTCTGATGGAAGCATGGTTCGCTCAACCTCCAGCCTGAAATACAAAGAGAACCTGCGTTATGCTGATGATGGTGCATTGGATTCAGTTAAGTCGGCAATGCTTCAACTGCGAGGTTTCCGCTATCAATCTGTAGACAAGCAATTTGATGGCGATAGAGATTTCATTGGCTGGGGTGCGGAGCATCTGGATGCGCTTGGGTTGAAAGAACTTGTTCAGTATGACAAAGACGGTTCTCCAACAGGAGTTATGTATGACAGGGCCGTTGTCCCGCTCACGATGATTGTTAAGGAACTTTCAGCCAAGATCGAAGCACTTGAAGCAAGACTTGCCGCACTGGAGGCAAAATGATCGAACTGAAACTTAAACTGGATGAAGTCAACAACATCCTCACCGCGCTGGGGCAGATGCCCTATGTCCAAGTCAAAGACCTGATTGCCAAGATTCAGGCGCAAGCACAACCGCAGGTAAAACCGGAGTAACCTATGGCTTCTACGTACAGTACCAACCTCAGACTTGACTTGATCGGTACGGGAGATCAGTCAGGAACATGGGGTGCAACCACTAATGTCAACCTCGGCACTTTGCTGGAACAGGCTATTAGCGGATACGCAACCCAAGCCGTAGCTACTGGTACGGACACAACGATCACGATCCCTGATGGGACTACCGGCGTTGCGCGGAATATGTTCCTTGAACTGACGGGTACTGGTGGTGCTTCTACCAACCTTATCGTTCCAGCCAACAAGAAGCTGTATCTGGTCTACAACAACACAGCCGGTCAGGTCACGGTCAAGGTATCAGGTCAGACAGGTGTATCTGTTCCCGCTGCGGCCAAGATATTCTTGGTGAGTAACGGCACCGACATCGTGAATGCGCTGAGTTACTTCGCCGCGCTTTCGGTTGGGACACTTGCTGCGTCTGGTGCGATTACAGGCAATGCCCCGGCTGGTGCAAACATTATTAGTCATTCCAGTGGTTATGGGTTGCAGGTAACGGCGGCTGATGCAGTCAATCAATTCAGGCTGACTCGCACGGGTTCCTCGACGGCAGACTTCAGGAACTACGTTAGCGGAAATAGCTGGGTTGTTGCAGACCTGTCTGGTACGGGCGGAAGTATGAGTTTGACCAACGCTGGGGTGCTTTCGCTTTCTTCTGCACTCCCTGTAGCATCTGGAGGCACAGGGGCAACATCAGTAACAGCCTATGCAGTTGTCACAGGAAACAGTGGCGGGACAGGGTTCAGTTCTGTTGCCCCCAGCACAAACGGAAACGTCCTGACTTCCAATGGAACTGCTTGGACTTCATCTGCCCTTGCCGTGCCTTCTGCCGCTTCAACTGCCGTTACCAAAACCGGAACCAGCACCACAACCTATGTGACTCCGGGTGGTCTATATGGTGCGTTGGGTATGTCGCAGGTTTATACAACGGGTCAAACAACTCTTAGTACTTACAGTGGGGTTGGTGGCGCAACTAGCTATACGCATGGCTTTGGTCATGTTCCGGTTATGACTCAAGCAATGCTGGTGTGCCTTTCAACCGATTTGGGTTATTCGTCAGGTGATGAAGTAGCAATATACCCAATGGCTAACGATTCCACGGGCGGCGGTATAAACATAAAAGTAACCACAACTACAGTGGTTATATTGCCAACCAATAATGCAATACCACTTACACTTATGCCAGCAACTGGAACTGGGAACCGCGCCAGTATTGACCCCACTAAATGGGGCATTTACGTAAATGTCTTTGGCTAAGAAAGAATAAGAAATGGAAACCCAATCTTTTATCAATGCGGGAATTGCACTGGCCGGATTCATGGGCGGTTGGATTCTGAATAGGATTATGAAATCTCTGGATAAGTTGGACGATGACGTAAAGCAAATGCCTGACAAGTACATCCGCAAGGACGATTACCACCGTGACGTTGGTGAGATCAAGGCGATGCTGAAAGGCATCTACGACAAGTTGGACAACAAGGCTGACAAATAGGAGGTAATTTATAATGTATTCAATCAAAGATATGTTGCAGAGCAAGTCGATGTGGTTCTCCGGTGGCGTAACGGCACTGGGGGTTGTGGGCTGGATCAGCGATAACAGCGGTGTCATTCTTGCAATTGCTCCGCAACTGGGGCCTCTGCTCACAATCATTGGCGCGGTAGGGGTTGTCTTGCGGGTGCTGACCGAAAAGTCAACGGCGTGGAAAGCCCCAGTCGAAGATCGTGAAGTTAAGTAAGCATTTCACACTTGCGGAACTGACGCATACCAACCACCGTACTCTGGATAACACCCCGGATGCGGTGGCTTTAGCCAATTTAAACAGGCTGGCGTTGTTTCTGGAGGAGGTGAAAGCGGTGCTAGGGGGTAAGCCCATCATGATCAACTCGGCTTATCGCTCTAAAGCGGTGAATGATGCCGTAGGATCGAAGGATACTTCTCAGCACCGGATTGGTTGTGCGGCTGACTTCCGGGTGCCGGGGATGACTCCAAGGCAAGTTGTTGAGGCGTGTATTGCGTCTAAACTAGGCTACGACCAGATCATTCTGGAGTTTGATTCTTGGACACATATAAGTATCCCTAATACAGAAGCCAAGCCGAGAGGCTCTAAGCTGATCATTGATAAAGCCGGTTTTAGACCTTTTAAGTAGGTAACCATGCTCCAGAAACTCCAATACAGACCGGGAATCAACAGGGAAGGAACCAACTACTCAAACGAGGGTGGCTTCTTTCAATGCGACAAAGTTCGCTTTCGCTCTGGGTATCCGGAGAAGCTGGGCGGCTGGACGAGTATTTCCAATCCCACTGTTTACACCTACAACGGTGTGGCTAGGACGATGTGGAACTGGATTGCGCTGGATGGGAGTAATTTAAATGGCCTAGGCACCAACCAGAAGCTGTACGTTGAGAACGGTGGCAGCTACTACGACGTTACCCCGCTGGCTACGGCCTCTGCTACAAGTCTTGGTGCAAACCCCATTACAACTGTTTCGGGCAGCAAGTCCGTCACAATCGCCGCTTCTGGGCATGGAATCACTTCCGGAACTTACGTAACTTTTGCCGGGGCTACAGCAGTAGGTGGACTGACCATTGTAGGTGCTTTTGAAATCATTACCGTGCCAGATGGCAATACTTACACCATCATCAGCCCTACAGCAGCTTCGTCTTCCGCTACGGGCGGTGGTTCAGGAGTAACGGCTCACTACCAGATCAATGCTGGTAACGCTGTTTACACGCAAGGTGTGGGCTGGGGTGCTGGTACTTGGGGGCGTGGAACTTGGGGTTCTGGAACTACCGTAGGGATAGGTCAACAACTTCGCCTATGGTCTTTGGACAATTTCGGTCAGGATATGCTTGCTGCGCCGCGCAATGGTGTCATTTACTACTGGGTAAAAGATACTTCAACTTACGCTCCATGTGTGACCCTGAAAAGCCTAGCTTCGTCTGCTGGATATTCTTCAGGTACTTTCGTCCCAACCCAGACCCTGCAAGTCTTTGTTTCCCCGTTGCAGCGGTTTGTCATGGCGATGGGTTCTAACCCGTATGATCCGGCTGAGTCTGGAAGCCCAACGACCTTTGACCCAATGCTGGTACGCTGGTCTGACCAAGAAAACCCCTACGATTGGGTGCCTACCGCATCGAACCAATCAGGAGAACTAAGGCTTTCCAACGGCTCGACGATTGTCACTGCCCTGCACGGACGGCAAGAAAACCTGATCTTTACCGATACTGCGCTATTTGTTTGCCAATATCTTGGGCCACCCTACGTCTGGGGGTTCAATCTGATCGAAGGCAATCTGTCCATCATGTCTCCTCATTCGGCTATTACGGTGAATAACGTGACCTACTGGATGGGGATGGATAAGTTCTACGCCTACTCTGGTACGGTGGCTACGCTGCCCTGTACGCTGCGCCAGTACGTCTTTGGGAACCTCAACCAGTCTCAGGCTTACCAAGTCACAGTAGGGTCTAATGAGGCGTTTAACGAGGTCTGGTGGCACTATCCGTCCTATGGAAGCGATGTCAACGACAGCTACATCATCTATAACTATCTGGAGAAAATCTGGTATTACGGCTCCATGAACCGGACGGCATGGTTGGATAGTGCTTTGCGTCCCTTCCCGATGGCAGCTTTCAGTGTACAAAACAGCTACTTAAACGAGACCCTGACAGCTACGGATACGGGCATTTCTTTGATAGATACCTTCTCCTATCCAGCTTCTGGGACTTTCCAGATTGACTCGGAGATCATTACTTACACCGCCAACTCAGGAAATACCCTGTCTGGATGCATTCGTGGGGCTATGGGAACAACTGCGGCTACCCATACCCAGTTCACCCCGGCACCTTTCTATGTGCCAAATCAGGTCATGTTCCATGAAAACGGGGTAGATGACGGCTCCAGACCTGTAGCAGTAGCCATAGAAGCCTACATCAGTTCCTCGGACTTCGATATTGGGGATGGGGATCACTTCGCCTTTGTCTGGAGAATGCTGCCTGATGTGACGTTTAACGGCTCTACGGTTAACTCCCCACAAGTCTTTATGCAGCTAGTCCCGCGCCAGAACTCAGGATCAGCCTATAACACCACGACTCCGGAAACGGTCATCAGTGCCAACAACTTTGATGTGGCTACGGGGTCTAGGTATTACACGATTGAGACCTATACCGGACAGGTTTACACAAGACTTCGGGGGCGGCAGATGGCGTTTAAAATCTCCTCAACTGCGCTGGGAGTAAACTGGCAGCTTGGCGTACCACGAATTGACATCCGGGCTGATGGTCGCAGATGAGTACTTACTAACATGGCTATCCCGGCAAACTCGTTACTTCCGCCAAAATCACCTAACCTGCTGGTTAGTCCTGATGTCTATGACAAGCGGTATCAGGAGCAGTTCAACAACGCCCTGCGGATTTACTTCAACCAGCTAGACAATACCCTCCAGAGCATCCTTGGGACTACGCCGGGAGGTGCTTTTATCCGTTTCCCGTATGGGGCTTTTGAAGATACAACTGTCCAGACTGCTCCCGTAAACACCGCCCAAGTGATGCGTTTTAATTCTACAACCTATAGCAATGGTATAAGTTTAGGCTCCCACACGGCTGTTTTTACTGGAACAATTGACGATGGAACACCCCCCGGAGCAGGAACAGTTTTAACTGTCTCTGCCGTGACTTCTGGGACTATTTACTTGGGCATGACCCTGACTGGAGGAGCCATCACAGCGGGAACCAAGGTGGTTTCCCAGACCTCTGGAACGGCTGGTGGGGTGGGGGCATACGTTGTCAGCATATCGCAAGAAAGGACTAGCCTGACCATTACTGGAACCGTACAGTCTGAGATTGTTGTTAGCCAACCCGGAATCTACAACCTGCAATGGTCTGGTCAGTTTGTGAACTTAGGCGCACAAATACACGAAGTCAGCGTCTGGCTGCGTACAAACGGAACGGATGTTGTAGGGTCTGCTGGACAAGTTTCTATCAATGCCAAACACGGTGCTTTTAACGGCGGGGCTATCGTTTCTTGGAACTATTTGGTATCCCTGAACGCCAACGAATATGTGGAACTGTGGTACTCCACCCCTGATGTGGATGCCTACCTGACTTCTTACGTTGCTGGAACCAGCCCAACCCGTCCGGCAACGGCTTCTGTCATAGCTACCATGACCTTTGTATCCGCTTTAACAGCGTGATAATATTGAAAAAAGCGAGGTAAATATGTACCAATCCCAAGCCAAAGGTCTTGCTTCTCTCGGTAGAGGCGACGACTCGGTTCTCGTACACATGACCCCCGGCGAAGTCCAAGGGTTGCAGAAACTCGCTATGTCTGCTGGTGGCTCACTGACTATTAACCCACAGACCGGACTGCCTGAAGCGGGGTTCTTGAGTTCGATGTTGCCGATGATTGCAAGTGCTGTCGGATCATATTTTGGTGGGCCTATTGGGGCTACGGCTGCGGGTGCGCTGGTCGGTGGGATGACGAATAAAGAAAGCCCTGTGTTGGGTGCCATCATGGGTGGCGTAGGGGGCTATAGCATGGGTAATGTAGGTAACGCCCTAAGTGGGATGGGTACAGATGCCGCTGCTATGGAAGGAGCCAAAAGCATTGCCACCGCGCAAAATTCTGTAGTTGATCCAATGTCGCGTTTTTTAGCCGCCGATGCAGTTCCTGTACCCGCTGAAATGCTATCTCGCCAAGCCGCTATCAACTCTGGACTTGGGCAGTTGGGTAGTGAAGGAGGGTTTAGTAGATTTATAGGGGATGCAGCAACTAAGACTTCCCCCGCAACAGGTCTTGGTGGAGGGATGGGGCTTGCAAAAACTGCGCTTCCTATCATTGCGCCAATTGGTCTGGCTGCGTACCAAGCCATGTCAAACAAAAACCCGTTTGCCCCTCCTGCTGCCGACCCTGCACGGTTCTACAAGACAACTTACAACGCACCTAAGTTTAACCCCACAACGGGACGGTATGACCCTGCTTCCTACGGCCCCGGTTCGACTAGTTCGACTGCTTACATGGCTGAAGGGGGTGGCGTTGAGGATGCTGCGAATAAGATGTTTGCGGACGAACCAGAAAAAAACGAAATGGAAGGGGTAAGCACCGCGCAGTTGCAGCGGTTGGCTGAGATGGGAACTGCTCCGCAAATGGCGGCAGCACAAAAAGAACTCTATGCTAGGGCTGCAACCCAACGCGCTGCGCCGTCAGACTACACAAGAAACGCTGCTGAAGGTGGTCTGATGGGGCTTGCTGCGGGTGGCGATACACGCTTTGCGGGTACAGATGGGGCGTTTACCCCTGCTGCGGATTACTACATGAACCTCTTGAACACCCCGCAAGCAGCACAACCCGCACAAGTATCGCCTAACGCGATGAACGACTATCTGGCAAAGCTGAACGCCTCGTTCCAATACACACCCCAAGCGACAACACCAGCACCGGCTGCGCCCCCACCCTCAACAGGCGGCTATACCTACGACCCTGTGACAAAGACTTATACCCCTCCGGTTGCTCCTGCTCCTGTAGTTAACCCCTACGCCCCCGGCGTGTCTACTGGTGAAATGGGCGGGGGGCTTAGTGAGGTTCCGGACTTTGGTGGAGGGGGAGGAGGAGGAGGAGTTGAATACGCAGCTAAAGGGGGCTTAATGGGTCTTCACCACCAAACAAATACTTACGCTGCGGGTGGCCGACTGCTGCGCGGCCCCGGTGATGGGATGTCTGACTCTATCCCTGCTGTGATTAAAGGTGCCAGACCACAACGTGCTGCACTTGCTGATGGTGAGTTTGTTGTGCCAGCAGACGTAGTGTCCCACCTTGGTAATGGTTCTACTGAGGCGGGATCGAAGCGGCTTTACGCAATGATGGACAAAGTTCGTCGCGCAAGAACTGGTAACCCCAAGCAAGGCAAACAGATTAACGCGGCGCAGTTTATGCCAGCATGATGGAAATAGCACTGATCCCGCATGGTCAGATTAGCTATGTGTTGCCCAAAGTACTGGAGCATTTAAACACTTCAGTCAAGTGGGCAAGGGGTAGGATAACGCTGGATGATTTAATTTTGTTTCTGGTTTCGGGCCGGAATCAGTTATGGGTGATATTTGATACAGACACCCTTGCTGTCTACGGTCAGATCGTTACAGAGATAGTGTCTTACCCACAGAAGAAGATGTTGGTTATCCAGTACTGTGCAGCCCAAACAGGGACGATGGAGCAAATAGATACAAAGGTGCATGAAACTATGCACAGGTTTGCCAAGGACATGGGCTGCAACGGGATTGAGTTTGTAGGCCGCTCCGGTTGGAGTAGACAGGCTAAACAAAACGGATACGAGGTAGAGAGCGTGAAATACCAAAAATTCTTTGAAGAGGCGCAAAAATGAGCCGCATATCCAGTTCAATGCTTGAGGCGGGATATATCCCCGGTGATCTTCGTGCCTTCAAAAATGCTGACGGAAGGCTGAGGCTGTATGACACGGGTGGGTCTTCCCAGTCGTCCGCACCTACCCAACAAACCGTAACCCAGTCCAATATCCCTGAGTGGGCGCGTCCTTACGGCGAAAAGCTGCTGGGCCAAACGCAAGCTCTGACGGATATCAACCAGAACCCCTACCAGCAATATGAGGGTCAGCGCATCGCTGGGTTTAACCCGCTGCAACAGCAAGCATTCCAGAACGTCCAAGGGATGCAGGTTTCTCCACAGACGGGGCAAGCTGCTGGGATGGCCGGATTGGCGGGGTTGGGTGGACTGAATGCTGGGCAGAACTACCAGAACCAAGCAACTAACCCGAATGCCGTTGCCCAGTATATGTCCCCGTACCAGCAAAACGTCACCGACTTCCAGAAGCAACAAGCCATTAATGACTATGGCCGTGCGTTGCCGGGGATGCAAGCCCAAGCGGTAGGTCAGGGTGCCTTTGGTGGTAGCCGTCAAGCCATCGTTGGTGCAGAAGCGCAACGTAACCTACAAAACAATCTGGCTGGCATCCAAGCTACGGGTACTCAGAACGCATTCCAGAACGCCCAACAAGCCCAGCAGTTTGGTGCTAACTTGGGTCTTCAGGGTTATGGTCTGGCAGGGCAACAAGCCGCTACGTTGGGTCAGTTAGGTCAGCAGGACTACGGTCAACGGATGGGTATTAATGCTGCACAGCAGCAAGCCGGGGCGCAGCAGCAAGCACAGGAGCAGCAGGGTCTGACCCAGAGGTATCAGGACTTCCAGAACCAGCAACGCTACCCGTACCAGCAGCTTGGGTTTATGTCGGATATCCTGCGTGGTATGCCGAGTGGTCAAGCTACACAGACGATGTATCAAGCACCGCCAAGTGCATTAGGGCAGCTTGCGGGTGTGGGCCAGCTTGGGCTGGGCGCGTTGTTGAAATCGTAGTAAGGAGTAAAACATGGCATACGGAACAGCAGGAACCCCCATCGACTTGAATGCACAGGTGAATCAACTCACACAGATGGCACTTCAGTCTGGTGACCATATGGGGTTTTTCCAAAAGTACCTTACCTCGTCCAACCCGAATCGGCTTGCTGCCCAGCTTGCTCAAGGGATGGTTCAGCAACAGGTGCAGGGTGCGGACACACAGAAGAACCTCAACCAGCCGCAACCCCCCACGGTATTGGATGGGTTGGAGCAACAGCAAGGCATGGCAGCGATGCCCACTGAGCGGGGGATGTTCAATCCTGATGTCTACGCACAAGGTGGGATCGGTGCTGGGTTAGGTGAGGAGCCGCAAGGCCAAGCGCAGATGGCGCGGGGCGGGGTTGTTGCGTTCCAAGAGGCGGGGTCAGTAGCGGATAAGGTGGCTGAGTTTCTAGCAAGGCACCCAAAAGATGCCAGAACACTTGAGCAAGTTGCCGCCGAGCGATATAGACCCGGATTTTTTGGTGACCCAGATGTTGCGCGGGATATTAAAACCCCTGAAGCTAAACTGGCACGGGAAGCCCGTGTACAGTCTGCTCAAGACCGAGTAGCTTCCCGTGCCACTGCGGAACAAGTACCTGCTGCTAGTGAAGCAAGCCGTCCGGGGCCGACCCAACCTGCTGAACCTCCTGCTGCACCTACCAAGGAACAACTCAAGGCTGCGGAGAAGGTCACCAAACTTGACGGTAAGATTGAAAACGCAGTAAACAAAGGGAAAAACCCGACTAAACTTATAGAGCAACGTGCGCGTCTGACTGAGGGGATGAATGCGGGTCGCCCTACGCCTACTGTGCAACCTTCTGGTATTGCTTCCCCCGGCCCCACTGCAAACGCTACGGTTGAAGCAGTAACCCCCAAGGTCGCTCCTACCGCTGGTGGCGTTCCCCCACAGGCTCCTCCCCCCGGTGCAACTGCTGCTCCTGCCGCCGCTCCCGGAACCCCTCCCCCCGCCGCTGCCGTTGCTGGTGCGGAAGAAGTTGCGGCTAGTGCGGCTAAACCCGGAACCCTTCGGTACGACTTGGATCGTCTTAAAGCCGCAGCAGCAAGGGCACGTCCTAAAATTCCTACCCCGTGGCAAGCGGTTAAAGGGGTAGGTCGGGGTTTGGGTACAGCAGGGTTGTTATACGGAACTGGACAGACTGCATACGATCTTACCAATGCGGGTATCAATGCATTAGACACCGAAGGTAATTTCCGAAATAGCGTTAGCAATAGCCCATTTTTTCAAAGTGCTGAAGCTGAACAAGCCGCACAAAACCTTACCAAACCGGTACCTCAATCCGAGATAGATGCGTATCGTAAGCAACGACTTACTCGGGAAGGGGTTGCCCCAGACGACAATACAATGCTGCAAATGATCTATGGCCCTGAATCTGGCGGGGACTCTGCTGCACGTAATCCCCTGTCAGGCGCGTCTGGTAAGGGGCAGTTACTTGAAACTACTTTTAAAAATATTCAAGCTAAAACCCCTGCATTAAAAGACTACACGTGGAAAGATTACCAGAGCAAGCCTGAAGTACAGGACATTGCTGCAAATGCTTTATTGCAAGACGTAAAAACAACGCTGAAGAATAAGAATATCCCAGTGACAACAGCTAACGTCTACACCGCATGGTTTGGTGGCCCAAAACTAGCTGAAGCTGACGACAAAGCAAAAATTGAAACCGTATTTAGCAAACAAGAACTTGCCGCTAATCCGTGGGTGTCAGGTAAAACTGTTGGGCAAGTAAAACAAACACTGATGCAGAAAATGGCAACTGCGAATGCACCAAAGGAGAAAGAAGCCGTTAATCGTGCAGTTGATTTTGCTGCCCAAACCCCAAGGAATGTTGCTGTTGCAATGGGGGCTGACCCTAATGCAGCCGAAGCCATACCCCAGACCCGCCAAGAATGGGTTGAACACCTACAGCGTTCCTTATCTCCGGGTCAGTTGCTTGAGAGTGGGCGCACTGGGCTTAATGCTGCGCGGATGGGTACAGCTAACGCAATGGAGGCGATGTTTGGGGCTAAACCAGATGCTGCCCCTGCCCCCCAAACCGTGCAAGAGCAGTACGCGGAGATGATGAAGAACCAAGCTGGTCAACAAGCCCCGGCTGGAGCAGCCCCCAAAGACAACAAACTGTTTGGGTATGACCGAGATCGTTTAGGAAATATTTTCCTCCAGTCAGGAGCAGCTACACTAGCCAATCCTAGCCAATATGCCCTCACTAGCGTTGGCAAAGGACTACAGGCAGGGTTGACCGCCGATGAAGTTCGGGAAGGTAAACTTGCCGAACGCACCGCTAAAGCTGAAGAGGGTTCCAAGAACCGCGCTGAGAAACAGTATGAAGCACGGCAGAAATCTGCCGCAGCCGGAGTTAAGCAAATGTTTCCTGACCCTGAAAGGTCGGTTGTTGAGATTGATACGTTGGTAAATTACGCTGCGTTGAAAGGTATGTCCCCAATGGCGCGTAGGGTCAACGGGTTTGATGATGCAACCTACAAGGAATTAGAGAAGACCGCGCTGAAGCTAATGCAGCAGATGAAAGGAGCACCCGCAGCGGGGGATAAAGGAAAACCGCCTAGTGACAACTGGGGACAAATACAAAAGAGTGGGGGGTAACAATGCCGTCCTATAGCATTTCAGCCCCAGACGGAAATACCTACACAATTACAGGGCCAGAAGGTGCTTCCCGTGAAGAAGTTATACAGGAAGTTCTTTCGCAAAACCCAAGTGCGGGGACAGCAAAAACTTTTGGGGGGTACGCCAAAGAAACCCTGAAAGCCCTCCCGCGTGGGTTGATTGGTGGGGTAGAAACAGCGGTGACGGGTGCGGCTGCGCTTCTTCCAGAGGAGTATGAGAAACCTGTCGTTGCCAAAGCACAGGAACTAGCCAAACGCTTCTCCCCACAAGCTGCCCCCGGCTATGAAGACTCTGTACCGGTTAAGATAGGCGAAGGTCTGGGGAGCATGGGGTCGTTCCTCGTACCGGGAGGGCTACCCGCTAGGGCGTTGATGGCTAGTGCTATGGGTGCGGGTGAGGCACGGCAGCGCGTACAGCAAGAAGGGGCTACCCCAGAGCAGATCAGTTCTGCTACCGCCCAAGGCATCCTCCCCGGCCTGACTGATCTGTTGCCAATCCAGTTTTTGTTAGGGGGAGTGGGGAAGGTTGCGCTTACGGGGTTAGTGTCTAGGGGTGTACGAGCGGCAGCTACGGGAAGTGTTGAAGCACTGCAAGAAGCCTCCCAGAACATCCTGCAAAATGCTATCGCCCAAGGATATAACCCAGAGCAAGGGTTGTACGAAGGCACGGGAGAAGCAGCGTCATACGGCGGTGCCGTAGGTGCTATTGCACAAGGGTTGATGGACTTGGCTCTACCCGGACGCGCTCGGCGGGGGCAACAACCCCAGAGGGAAGCTGCTGCCACACCTGTAGCCCAAGAAGCCCCTATCACGCCTGAAGTTCAAGCCCCTTTCACGCCTGAAGTTCAAGCCCCTATCACGCCTGAAGTTCAAGAACCTGCTGCGCCCACCCCGGAGACACCCCTTGCCCCTGAAGCCCCCCAAGCCGAGCCGGTTAAAGCGGCAGAAGCAGCCGCCCCCGCAGCCGTAGCCCCCGAGGTAAAACCCGGTGTAATCACGGATAGCGTGATTAAGGATTTAGGGGTCAAGGGGTACGGTTCGACTAAGGTAAAAGATACCTTGCGCGGGGTGGACTTGAATACCGTGGAAGGGCAGAAGATTTTTGATGATACGTTTACCTCTGCTCACAAGAACCTGAAGTACAACGCCGATGCAGTCCAAGCCTTCCGTGCATCTGTACCCAATCTATACGAGGCACCGTCAAATGAACTCAACACAATCGTGGCACCTCCCTCCGGCAAACCTATCCAAGCTGAAGGAGTTGGATCAGGAGGAGATAGAACAAGCGATGGAGAGCCTGTATCACCAAAGAAGTCCAGAAAATCCAGCACTGCAAAACCTGTCGTTGCAGGAATGGGAGGTACTAAGCAACCTGCTGGTGGGCCTGTTGGAGGAGAAGAAGTACTCCCAAATGCACTAACAGGGTCGGCGTTTCGGGCAAAAGACGGGGCGGTATACCCAACAGGGGCCATCCATGACCTAAACAAACTTCCTGACGAAGTGCGCGGAAATTTCAAAGACCTAGAAGCCGGTTTTGTTGATTCGACTGGTAAGTTCTACACCCGTGACGAAGCCGCTGATCACCAACTGGCACAGGACAAGATTACACCGGAGCAGCACGATGTCTATACATCGGGGGAACCGATTGCTGCGCTACACGCAGAGGAGGTGTTTGGAAAAGATGCCGCTGATGCAGCCCGTGTAGAAGGTAGGCAGATCGCTGCCAAGAAACGCTTGCTTGCTGCTGGAGTGCCTGAGTCCGGTGTAGACGGGCTGGCAAAGAAACTCTCTGAGATGCCCCCTGTAGCGGCAAACGATGCCATTAAAAAAATTGGAGAAAAGCGCCAGCGAGATGCAAAAGCGGCAGGTAACGAAGGTACGCCTGATCCTAAACGTCTCAAACGCGCTGCTGAATACGAGCAGATGAAGGACGCGCCCAAGGCGGCGAAGGACTACTACGATCACTACGGCAGCATCGACGAGTCCCTGAAGAACCTTGGGTTTGACTTGGCTGAGAAGACCAAGAAGGGTGAGATGGGCTACGTTAAAGAGGGCGGTGCTCCTGCGCTTCAGTTCTCCGACTGGATTGGGAAGACGGGCACTACAGAACAAAAAGCTACGCTAAAAAATAACCAAGACGAATACGCCAAGATCAAAGCTAAAGCTGAAGATGCGGTGTTTGTCCAACGCGGTGTAAAGCAACGCGATCTGGAAGAAGCTGTACGAGAGCAGCTTGAGCGGGAAAAACGTCTTGCGGCTGAAACAGAGTTCAAACAGCGCAAGCGCGAGAAGGTTGGGGAAACCGAAACCGAAGCTGAGGCAAACAAAGCTGAAGAAGCCGCCGCCAAAATAGGCAAAACGGCAGAAGGTATTCTTGCGGAACGCGCAGCAAGGAAGAGCAAGGGCGAGACCCCTGCAAAAGTAGAAACCAAAGCCGATATTGAGCGAGTCATAAAGGAAGCAAGCGAGAACGAACCGGAGTTTTCAAGGGGCGAAGCCGCTGCACCCACAGGTAACACCAAGGAAGGTGTAACCAAAGCCCTGAAGAACCACTTCAAGGAAGACTCACGCTTTGATGCACTGACTACGGTTGTGCAGAGTGAGAGAGACCTACCGGAGGAGATTAGGAAGTCGAAGGACTACCAAGCTGGGACGAAGGGCGTAGCCTACAAGGGTAAGGTCTTCCTCGTTGCTGACAACATCCAGCCGGGGCGTGAACTCGGGGTGTTCCTGCACGAAGCGGGTGCCCATATCGGGTTCGACTCTGTGATGAAACCCTCAGACCGGCAGTTCCTTGCTGACCAAGTTAGGAAGTGGGCCAAGGGTAATAACGATCTGGTTGAGACCAAGGCAGCTAAAGCTGCACTGGAGAAGGGTGGCAAGTCTAACGACGAGATCATCGCGTACATGACAGAGGAACTGGTTAATCGCGGGGTCAAGCCCACCAGCTTCCGGCCAGCCAACACGTGGCTGCGTAGGGTCATGGAAGCGTTCAAAAAAGTTATGACCAAGCTGGGTCTGCGGCAAGACATTACTCCCCAAGAACTCGTTGACTTCGCCAATGGTGCGGCTCACATCGCTATGAAAGCACCGGGGAAGGCAGTCAAAGGCGCACCGAGGTTCTCCCAAGCTAACCCCGCTATGGATGCGATAGACACTCGTACTCTTGGGTTGGCATCTGGCCCATCAGCACCGCAGAGCATTGTGCAACGGGCGTACCAGACCGCGCTGAACCCCCGCCCCGAAAAGTTCATGCAGAACCTGCGGCAGGACTTCGCCAACAAGAACACATGGTGGGAAGACTGGTTCTCATCCTTGCACGGTAACAACGCTCTGGACACGGCGGGGGCTGCAAGTGCCATAGACAGGGTGCAAGCCAGCACCAAAACCGGGGGCATCCAGCTTTCCACGCTGGAGAAGGGTGGGTTCCGTAAAGGGGCTAATGGGTTGTGGGAAGCCTACGATACCGATGCCAGCTATAAAGATATCGTAGAGCAGGTCAGCAAGATGGAAGGTAAGTACAACGCCACCCCCGATTTTGATAGCGCACAGACCATGTTCAATCTGGCTGCAACCGCAAAGCGGGAAGAAGGTCTTATCCAGTCAGGACAGATTGGGCCGGGGAAAATTAAACGCACTCTGAACGATACCCAGCTTCAGCAGGGTTTGGCGGTGTTCAACTCTACCCCCGAAATTCAAGAAGCCCTCAGACTCTACAAAAAGTTCAATGACCGCAACGTAGATACGTTGATCACGGCTGGGATTATTGATTCTTCTTTGGCAGCGGAGTTGAAAGGTAACTCGGGGTATGTGCCTTGGTTCCGGTTCATGCAAGATGCTAACGGGGACATTAACGTCAAAGCAGTCAAGGACTTCTCCAGAGGGCTTATTAACCTAAGCAAGATGCAGGACTTGGAGGGGGGCAAGATTGAGGATATCCAGATTGGAAACATACTGGATAACATGGCAAAACTCAGCAACTGGATGGTGGGTAAGTCTATTGGGAACGATACAAGTGCTTTCATGGTGGACTTTGCTATCCCTTACGGGCAAGCCAAGCGGGTGGGTTCCCCTATCGCGGGTGGAGTAGACCCAAAGAAAACCATCCAGATCATGCGTAACGGGATACCAACGTACTACGAGATGAGCGACCCCGCAGCACTCCCCGCGTTCAAGGGTTACGAAGCTGCCCACGGTGCCATTGTTAGCGTACTTGCAAAACCGGCTAATATTTTGCGTAAGGCAATAACGCTTAACCCCATCTTCTCCCTTGCACAGTTGCCGCAGGATTCGTTCCGTGCCTTTGCCGCAAGTGGCCTGAAGAACCCCTACGCTATCTTCCCCCGCGTGATGAAAAACTTCATCAAGGAACTTGGGAGCACAGATACGGGTAGGGAACTTGCCAAGTATGGGATCGTTGGTAAAGGTAGCGGGATGCCCACCGAGGCATCGGACAACATCCGTAGGCAGTTGGGGTACTACGATAAGGGTACCGGCGGGGTGTGGGCTAGGCTTTCGGATACGTTGGAAAAGATTAGTTCCGCATCGGACGCAGCCGTCCGTACCGCGCTGTATGAGTTGACCTTGGAAGAGGGGGGTAGCCAAGTTCTTGCACTTCGTCGCGCCCGTGAGATCATCAACTTCGATACGCAGGGTGCGGGGGCAACTTCCAGCTTTCTGAGACAGACCGTGCCGTTTATGGGTGTATGGATGAATGACCTGAACAACCTCTACAAAGGGTTGGTACTGGGGTCTGCCCGTTTAAGCGAAGGTGAGAAAAACGCTACCCGTGCGGCAATCGTATACCGGGGGATGCAGCTTGCAGGTCTGGTTACTCTCTACACTCTGATGGTTGGGGATGACGACGACTACAAGAAGCTGGACGATGACACCCGCAACCGAAGCCTGATTGTCCCCGGCACGGGGTTTCGCATACCCATCCCCAACGATGGTATTGGGTTCTTGTTCAAGGTTATCCCAGAAGAAGTTACCCGTGCGGTTATGGCGCAAGGTATTGAGTCCGATGATGCGGGTGCCAAGATGGGCCGTGCCTTATGGAATGGGTTCAAGAACATCGGTAGCTTTGAGAACCTGCTTCCCGGTGCTGGTAGCCCCTTGATCAAGACCCCCGTAGAACTCATCCTCAACAAGAGTTTCTACACAGGGAACCCCATCGTGGGTAAGAGTAAGGAGTTCTTAGCCCCGGCAGAGCAGTACACAGAAGGCACCTCCGAGATAGCCAAGCAACTAGGTGCCGCCCTGAACCTCTCCCCGATTAAGCTGGATTACTTGGTGCGCGGTTTGACAGCACAAGTAGGGGGGTCGGTGCTTGCTGCTTCTAACTCTCTGTTCCACGCAGCAGACGGTAAGGTAACCCCAAGCTGGAGCGGCGACATCAAGGACATCCCCCTGCTAGGGCAGCTTGGGTACAGCCGCAAGGACAAGGGTGATCTTGAGGACTACTACGAACTGCGGGATACGGTAGACAAGGTGTCGCGTACCTATCGGGATATGATTGCATCGGGGCGTGGCAAGGAAGCTATTGAGTACATAACCGACCCAACCAATCAGAAAGCCTTTGCGTTGCGGCAGCTACAGACCCAGATTGATAAGGGTCTGGCTCAATACCGGAACATGGAAAAATTGATCTACAACAATCAAAATTTGGATAGCAACGAGATGCGCCGTCAACTGGATAGGGTAGATGAGATGCGTACCAAGTATCTACAAAGTCTACGCTTGCCCAAGATACGAGCCTTTGCAGAGATTAGCCCCAACCTAGATAGCAGCGCATTCAGGATATTGCGGTAAAAATTCCCCCGGCATTGCGCCGGGGGTAAAGGGGGGAGAAACAACGGAACGGATGTTACCATAATCTATGGTACCCGCCAGACCCTGACCCCCAATATGTCATTCTCAATGATCCTCCGAGTCACCACGTGAATGTTTAACCGGCGCATCTCTCTTCGTATGTGCTTCTCCAACCCCTCCCGGTCAATTCCGGGGACGAAGAACGATGTGCCGATCTGGAACAAATTCCACTGTAGATCAATTGGTATGTTGTGGGTTTCCAAAGAGCAAATCCCCCGCTTCAAATAGCGTGTCCCCTTGGTTGCTGAAGATCAACGCTGCTTCCGGGTGGGACAACTGCATCCCCTTACCCATCCGCACTTTCTTCTCCCCAAGGAATGTCTGCTGCTTCTTCATCGCATCCAGTACACCAGTATAGGATGTTTGCCCTGCCGTGCAGTATGTCCGGAACTTGGTCTTGCTGACATAGATCATCTTGGTGTCTGGCTCATACCGAATGTACAACTTCCCTCTCGGCTCCCGTATGGGTGCCTCTGCCATTGCGCCGGTCTTGCGGGAGGTACCGCTGTTGATAACCAGCACATCGTTGATATGCTCTGACAGGAACGAACCCAGTATGAGTTCCGGCGCGGATTGGGTTAGCCTCGTTTGTGATATCCGCTTGGCAATAAGCTGGGCAACTGCGTAACCATATATCCGTTTGAAATCTGCATCGGTGAACTCCAGTACCCCAGCAGACCGCGCTACAAGCCCCCCAACCAGCGGGGTAACGGTCAAACCCGACCAATGCCGCTCACGCTGCGTCAATCCTGCGGCCTTATCAATGGACTTCTGCATCTTGTCCAGCAGCTTGATGATATCGGGCAGGTTCTGGATAACGTACTGCATATAGACATCCCCTGCCCATCCGTAGTTTGTCTTCAAGGGGTTGAATATCGCATCCGATTCGGTCTTGGTCAGGGTGTTGCCGGGGTAGTATTCCAAGTCCATGAACCGTGCCAACTCGCCATCTGGGGAGCGTTTCTTGACGTACAGCTTATCCTCAAGGGGGGAGTTTGCAGAAGTTACGCAGTTGGACTTCCATGTGGTTGAGTTGATGCGTTCAACGTTGTGGCTATGCTTGAGTCGGTTCTTGCCCCGCGCCTGTAGGAAGTCATACAGGAAGTCGGAAGTGACTTCTGGGGGTTCGTTCGTGATCTCATCAATCGTAGGGGTGATGTTCTGCAAAGTTCCAATCCGACTGATACGGGAATTCATGGTGTCGGATTTGATCAGCATCAGGTCTTCCGGGTGCCCAAAGATGCTGTTGATAACCTTGAGCATGGTGGTCTTACCTGTGCCTGACCCATCGCTGTAGAGGTTGATAATGCCCCCACGGGACTCGCCACAGAAAGGCACCAAGGGAGAACTGAACCCTGCAAACATGGTGAACATATGCAGTTCCATACCGGGGCGGTTGTAAAAAGATACAACTTCCTTCCACTTCTCCAACGTCCCTGCTTGCCTGAAGAACCCAACCAACCCCAAGGTGACTGAGGAAGGGGGGCTGTACTTGATCCCGGTAGCCGTGATCTGTCGATCCCCAACAATGAACGAGGAGTAGTTATCAGTCCAGCCAAATTGAAGCCGGGACTTGTCAGCGCGTTTAGTCTTCTGGTACGTCTTTACGGACGTATTCGCATAATGCATCAGTGCCTCCATTTGTTTCCCAGTCGTCCCCATACCCTGCTCGGCTACACGCCTCCCAAAGGTGTCCTTGGCAATCATCTCCTTCATGGGGACTAGGAACTCCTTCACGCCATCTTGGGGTAGGTGCAACCTGAACAAAGCCGACATCCCTTCCAAGGGGTCATCCACGGTATTGACCAGATAGAAGTCGTTCTCGTAGATCAACATATCCTTGGGGTTGCCTTCCTTGTCTTCGGACTTGACGTACACCCCACCATACTTGCCCCGGACGTAAGGGAACGGATACTCAGGAACCGTATAGACAATCTCAGGTGCTTTGGTATCACGTACTACGTTGTCTTCCGCAGTGGCAACTTCTACTTCCCCGCGCCCCAGATTGATGGGGTTCTTGATCTTCCCCTTGTGGATGCAGCCGTTGCAACCGTTGGGGTTATCTTTCCAAAAGGTCTCACAGTTGTATGGCCCATGAATGAGCGCGGCCTTCTCCTCAGTAGTCTGGCGCGTGTACTCTGGGTGCTCAAAAGACACTGCATGGATAGCCTTGTCCTTGTCCTTACAGAACTTGGCGATAGAGAGGACTGCCCTCCACATCGGCTCAGAAGCAGTTTTCTGATTGAGCACCGCATCCAATATCTGATTACATCCGATGCCATCCGCGCTCTTCTTTAGAATCAGTCTAAAGCTGGAAGGCTTGTTCTCCAGCAACGCCTTGGTCACCGCATCTAACGGACGCTTGATTGCACCAGAGAACCCACCCCCCATGCTGCCAAACTTACCCTTAAAGACCGCAAAGTCCATGAGAGGCACATCGTTCAGCACTTCTACCGGTAGCGGGGTCATCCCCTTGAAGTTGTGTGAGCCTACTGCACGTAGCACCCGAGCCGCATCGGCAGGGACAGAGGGGTCAATCTTCAACCCACTCAACAGGCACGACACCTTGAACTGCTCGGCTACTTCCTTCCACTCATCCCGCTTGACCGCTTCAGTCAGAGGCCAATAGGCGTGTACCCCATTACCCGAATTGACAATCATCGGGCGGGGTATTCCGGTGTCTTTAACGAACTTCTTTAAGGCTTGTAGGGCTGCATTCTGGTCTAGGTACTTCTTTGGCGTATCTTCTCCGCAATCCAGATCAAGGAAAAAAGACTTCACGTAAGCAGCGTTTGCTGCTGTGCGGTTACGATCTGATAGATAGCTGGACACGGCTATAAACGAATTAACCCCTTGCCCATCCAAATGATCGACTGCTACCTCTACATCCAATATGGTGCTATGGAATGTTTGGCTATGAAGATTTACGCCTTTGATCCCGACTACGCAGTAGATGCCTTCAGGAGGGAGTACCGCCCCTAAAAACTCTTGTCTGGTAGGCATGGCTATTCATTTTCTGGTATTGGTTTTTGTTTAAGTTTATCCACAAGGGTTTGGATTTTATCCACTAAGTGTCGGCTAGGTTGATGCCTACCCGTGATCCAGTTATATGCCGTCATCCGGCTAACCTTAAATACACCCGCCACTTCTTCCACAGAATATCCATGCAAGACGCACAGTTTTCCAAGTTCCACCCCTAACCCTGTTGCTTCCGGGTTGTTTATCCGGTTCTTCACTGCTGTAGAATACCCACGCTTTGTCATGGTTGTTTCCCCTTATGGGGGGTGGGTAGCCCCACCCCCCTATTTTTAATTACTCTTCGTCATCCCATTGATCCAAGACCGAGGCCAGATTCTTTTTGGTAGACGGTTCCTCCTTCTTGGATTCGCGCTTCTTGGGTTGAGTGGGTTCAGCTACCTCTTCTGCCTCGTCCTCAACGTCCTTGGCCTTCACCTTGTTGGGCAGCTTGGGGACGGCAGCAGTTGCAACTTCTGCACGGGGAGCAAAGGATACCTTAACCAACGCCTTGACTTCAGGAGTTTCACCACGCAGTGTCAGAGCATCAAACTCTTCCTCGACCAAGGGGCGAACCGCTTTGAAGAACAGCTTGGGGGTGGCACTGTCGATATCAAAGCGCATCTCGGTTACCACGGCAGTGACGTTGACGTTGAACCCAGCCAAGAACTGCGCGTAGGCATTCAACGGCATATTGCCACCCTCGGCATCACCAAAGATCGACTGCGCTGGCAGGGACAACTGGAACACATCCCCACTCAGATCGTTCTCCAGCACCACCGCAACCATACGCCCAAACTTGCAAGCCTTGGTCTTGCCCGTGCCTGAACCCGAGATGTTCTTCTCGCAGTTATGGCAAGCCTCGCTTTGTGGGCCATCAATGCTTTCATCGGGACGCTCCCCATCCGCAGACCAGCACTCAGGGGATTCAGCTTTGGTATTAGGGTCGAACACTCCGGAGTAGAACGTGCGGTGTACCTTGGGGGCTACGTTGACAATCACGACCTTCATGGAACGCTCTTCACTAGCAGCGATTTCCTTGCCGTTGACAACCAGCCGGAACACATTACCCCGGATGGAAATCTTCTTGGTGGTCTTGCCGCTACCCAGCAACGCTTTGGTGATGGCGTTGAGGGGCTGTGCCTTCAGGTAAGACGGGACACCATTCTTGAATAGCTGAACATCTGTAGTCATTTGCTTCTCCTGTTATTTTCTATATACCGTTATGTCGTATCTGCTGTCTGAATTTAAACCGGGGGGTAGTTTGTCGGGGTGTTCCTCCAAGTATGTTTTCATGTTTGTCTGGTGAATGCGCCGCTGCACTAAATCCAACGCATCGTTTTCTTTCATAAATTGGTGCATGGATACCCAATCAGAAGTGCTGTAGTCGGTCTTGACCGTCCGTACTACACGCCCGAAAGGAGTCCTCAAACTACTGGCTCCCACTGCTGTACACGCATCCAGTATCTTGCCCTTCACGATATCCATCTGCTCTTCCACCCCAGAGGCTTGCTTCTCAAAAGCCTGTTTGGCATCGCGCATCTTGATGTATATCTTGATCAGCTTGTCTACTGGGACTTCTTCATCACTCATTTGTTTCTCCTAGTTCCCGTAGTTCTTCCTTGTATAAATCAACCAACCGTTGGTGCGTGTCTACCTTGCTCTGGAGCATTCGATACATCTTGCTCTCTACGCTACTGCCCTGTAGATGCACAATGGTTACTTTATTGACTTGCCCTGCCCTGTGAACACGGGCGTTAGCTTGAAGGTAAGTCTCGACACTCATGACCGGAGACCAGTACACCACCACGTTAGCGGCATGAAGGGTTACCCCGTGCGATGCAGCCTGTGGTTGGATGACCAGCACTTGCGGTTCTGGTGTCGTTTGGAACGTATTGAATATCTCCGTTCTCTTGTTGGGGGTAACCTCCCCATTGATAATCATGTTGGTGTAGCCATGCTTCTTCAACCACTCGGACACCATGACAAGACTATGCGTATAAGGAACGAATACCAGCACCTTATGGCTTGCCTCGTCAATGACCTCCCTCAATGCTTGCAGTCTGTTGCTGCAATCAAACTCCACTACCTCCTTCGTATCGGTGTACACAGCCCCACCAGAAATCTGCAATAGCTTGCTCAAGTTAGCTGCCGCAGTCGGTGCCGTGATCTCTTCTCCTGCTGCAATCACCAATTGTTGCTTCAGCATGGTGTTGTAGTACTTGGCTTGCTGGGTAGTGAGTGGCACCTCACGGGTTACATACATCATGTCAGGCAGGTCAAGGCACTCTTCCTTGGTGAACCGGATAGCTGGCTGCAATGCGTTGAATACAATCTCGGTTGCATTGGGTTTCGGCACCCACTTGAACCGCGTGATGTTGGTCATCACCTGATCACGGAATGCACCATAGAACTTTGGGACACCACTGGGGTTAACGATCTTAGCCAACCCAAAAGCATCGCTTGGTTCTTGTGAAGAGGGGGTACCCGTCAGCATCCATACCCATGTATTCGGGCCGATGATCTTGGATAGGGCTTTCCACCGTTTCGTATGGACATTCTTGTAAGCGTTAGCCTCATCCACCACGATCAGGTCAAAGTCACCACTATCCATAATCGCATCCGACACAATCTCCAACCCGTCATAGTTGATGATGACGAACTCTGCGTTGCCCCGGATGATCTTCTTCCTGCGCTCAGAACTTGAACTGTGGGCTATCTCAAACGTGCGGTGCATGGCGAAACTGAACAAGTCCCCCTGCCAAGCTGACCCCATGATCGACACCGGACAGATGACCAGCACACGGTTTATCTTTTTGTTACTTAACAGGTAGTCAGCCGCCCAGATAACGCTTGCGGTCTTACCCGTACCTTGCGAGTTAAAACAGAACCCACGGCGATGCAGAGTTAAGAACTCCGAAGTAGTCTTCTGATGTGCAAACGGCTTGTGCATTCCCGGCCAGTCATACGAACGAAGGATAGGGGAAGGCACGTTCTTGATCTTCATGTTCTTGAGGACTTGTGCTTCTTCTAGCCCCCACCGGACTAGCACATCATGCTCACCAACCTGCTGGCTGCATGGGATAACGCTAGTGATCAGGTGTGGGTACCGCACCCTTAAATGGAGTGCTTTGTTGTCGATAATCTGCATTGCGTTGTCTACCCGTAAATGACTTTTGAGGCGAAGTGAGGTTTTCACTTTGCCTTGCTTTGTTATAACTTTATACTACTTGCTGCCCCGCCTCTTTGGGCGGTTTGTTTTACTATAATCTACCCAACTAAAACCGCTGTCAACTATTTCTTCTGCGGCACATTCCGCTTTACTGTGTGATCCGAGTTACGACTGAATGAACGGTTGGCACTCTGGCTTTTCAGTTTGAGATTGCTTGGGGCGTTGGTGCCCCCCTTGGACAACGGTGTTACATGATCCACATCTTTGCCATCTCCCTTACTTACCACACCTTTTTTCATCAGGGTAGCCCGAGCAGCATTTCGTTCTGCACGTTTCTTAATTTGGTCAGGCTTACCTTGGTATTGCTCGTATTCTTTTTTATACGGCCTTGGTGATTTTGTGTATGCCATCTTAGTCTCCTATTAGTCCCAGTTGCCACGCCCGTTGTGGGCACACGATACGACAGGGCACCAGCCCCGGCACGTGAAGTTCTGCTTGGGGTTCCATACATCGTGCTTGATGCTGACATCCAGTTGCTCGGACTGCCCAAACCATTTTTTCCAGCGTTCATCCTGCTCCTCCACCCGATAGGTTTCCTTGACAAAGGATGGATGCACAACAAACAGCAGCCCCGCTTTGACGACCTTCACTTCAGGGAAGTGCTTAAACGTGGCGAGTGATAGTAACTCAAGTTGTTTGGTGTCAGGGTAGGTGTTCTTGCCCGTCTTGTAGTCCACGATCTTGGCAACCTCCCCGTCCACCACCAGCAAGTCTGCGATGCCCCGCCACCATGCATCTTCTGCCGTGAATTTGCAGGGTTCCAGATCGTAGGTCAGCCCCATCTTGTGTTCGCAGTAGATGTCCCCCTTGGTGTTCTTCAGCTTGTCCAATGCTTCCTGCATATAGCTGAACTGCGGGGGTATGGGTGTGCCATCCCGAATGTAATCCTCGGCTACCTTGTGCGCCATCAGACCGTACCGCATCTGTTCAGAAGGAGGCTCAACAATGTCCTTGACGATACGCAAGTGGTAATACTTCTTGGGGCATTGTTGGAACAGCGACATACTACTGTACGACCATTTAGCACTCATCTTCTTCTACCTCTTGCATCTCTTTGGCTATTTCGTACAGGGAAAGTATGACATTCGGAGAGATGAGAATATACATCCCATCTTGATCTCGGAACCCAACGAACTCTCCATTTTGGCAATACATTTGCCCCCCTTCTATGTACGCCGCCGATTCGTTTATTATCATTTAGCACTCACCGTAGTTAACCCCCATACCTGATTCACAGTTTAGTGGCAGTCCCTCTGCCCACGCCGGTATCCAACGCATACACTCTTCTACATAGGCTCTGGCTTCGTCTGCTTCCTCCTTCCGTGCAATAGACGCTATCGCATCATGCACGGTCAGAACTACTCGGTACCGCTTGGCAATTTTCAACATCTGCTCACCGATGACTGCACGGGCCAAGTGCTGGATGACGTTCTCTGTTAGCTTGCCACCCCAGATACTCGTAACACCTGTCCTAGAAGTATATAGAAACTCCGTATTCCCATCAGGTTTCCTTGACCGGCGAAGTTCGTAGTACTTCATGGGTAGCCCAATAGGGGTATGGAGCATCCCCCACGCCAACTTAACCACCCCATCCTTCCCGTAGGGGGCCGTCTGGTTATCAATCATTGCACCTAGCAAGGTGTCACCTTGATCCCATAACTTAGGAATCGCAGGGTATGTAGCGCGATAGGTATCTATGATGTGGTATGCCTCATTCCTACCCATTGGTACGCCCTGCATCCTCATGTACTCAATGAACTTCTTGTGCCCCAACCCATACCCACTGCCCAAGATCACGGTCTTGCCAATGAAGCGTTGCGAAGAAGTCACTTCCTCCACAGATGTCCGGTAGATAGATGAAGCCATGATCTTGTAGACATCCTCCTTGTTACGGAATGCTTCCACCAAATCATCCTGCCCTGCCATCCATGCCAGCATCCGCGCTTCGATCTGTGAGGAGTCCGAGTCAATGATCACGTACCCCTCTGGTGCTCGGATAGCCCTCTTGAGAACCCCTGCGTTGGCACCCCGGCTCGGCAGGTTTTGCAGGTTCACCTTATCTGACCCACCCCAACGTGAGGTATGCGCCGCGTAATACTTCAAGGGGATGGGGAAGTTACCCCGTTCAGCTATCCCCAAGAACCGCACGGTGCGGGTCTCCTCAAGCGTACTCTTCACCCCCAGACGCACCGACACCAATGTCTGCACGGCCAAGTCCTCATGCTCCAGCAATGCCTTCATACCCTCATCGGTCTTGGCGAATGCATAGGTCTCATGGCCTGTGGTGGGGCTTATCTTCATGGGTGGCTCTACCCCATTCTCACGCAGCAACCCCGCAAACTTGGCGTTACTCATGATCTTCTTCTTGTTCTCCTCCGGGTCACCTCCGATCACTTTAGCCAGCAACTCCTCCTTTGCGGCCTTGACGTTCGACAGGTGCTGCGCCAAGAGAAAGGCATCCAAGTCCAGCACCGGCTCGGTGAACATCTTGATCGTCAGATCAATCAGCTTCATCTCATTCTTGGGGTACCCATCTGCAAGGACAGCATATAGCTTGCAAGTCAACTCAGTGTCGTTGATGCAGTAGTCCCCATACGCCTTGAGTTCCTCTGGTGTGAAGTCCAGTCGGTGTTTACCCAATGCCCTGACCACCTCGGTACCCTTGACCCCCAGACCATAGTGTTCCACCAACTTGGCGAGGCTACCCCCCACCTCAACCCCATGTGCTGCACGGGCCATAGATAGGGTATCTATTATGATCTTTGGGTGTACATCAAACCGCCAACTCAAGATAGCCGCATCGAACAGCGCGTTATGCGCCACCAATGCCGCCTCATCCCACGGGAACTTTTGTAGCCAGTTCTTTATCTCGTCATGGGTTCCGCTGAACCATTCGGTAGGGGCATCATCGACCTTGACTGCTACGCCAATCGTTTCGTATTCACCCCCCCGGATGTATTCCTCAGTCGTCATCTTGGACAAAGAATAGGTCTGGCTATAGAACGTCTCAAAGTCCAGTCCGATTAGTTTCACGCTACCTTCTCCAGTTCCTGTTCCAGTTGATCCATCGAATAAATCTTCATCGCCCTAGCTGCCACAACGATCTCGTCAGCGCAGTCACACGCAGTCTTCCAATCGTGTGCCAGCAGGGCAAGTTGTGCTTTCTTCCGCATGTCCATGATGGTCAGCAGGGATACGGAGTAGTCGGGAATCATGCATCCTCCCAGACAGTCCTTGGATAGATGTACTCAGATTCCTCTACCACGCTGCACTTATTGCAAACGTGTGTAAACGGCAACGGTGCGTAGTTGACCGAGAACTTGTGTTCAAACTCCCCGCCGCATTCGCACAGTAGACGTTGCACCAACCAGTGAATCTGGTTCTCTTTGATCTTGCTCATTTAATATCCTTCGATAACTGCTTCGGTTTGGTCTTGAGTAATTTGTAGCCGATTGGCACCCACTTATTCGATCCCTCAAGCATGACCTGTATGTCGTACTTGAGGCGTTTAAATCCACGCGGCCCTTCTTTCCATTCAACTGCCCGTATTTTCTTGATCATTTCTTTCTCCTAGTCACAGCTTTCTGATCGAACGATCCTAGCCACCCACTTCTGCCCGTGCTGCTGGGGTTGGAAGATTGTAGTTCCATAACCCCGTTGGTCATAGCGGCACTTGTACTCGTCCAGCTTCTTCTGTAGTTCGTCCAAATTGTCTTCTGCCATTTCAAAGTCAATCATCCCGCCACCTCCCATTTAAATTCATCTTTAAGACCAAACAACTCCCAACCGTCATGTTCATCTACTATGAACATAGTACCCACCTTCATCCACTCTACTTGGCAGGGCCACCCTCCGGTGTAAACATTGTCATTACCAAACTTCTCCATGAGGTATGCATCTACTTCTTCTACATCGGCTTCACGTTCTGCCATCTCAACAAGGGTCTTGTCAAAGAACAGGAATTCTTTCATTTCATCGTCGTTCCAAGTAGTCCAACCCGCCCCGTGTCCGGGGCTATAAAGCACCGCTACCATCCCATCCTTAATCTTCTTCTCAATCATTTTTATACCCCGCTTCCAATACTCGTAAGTCGTTAGCTGCATCACTCACACCGTGCCAGTCCTCAAGCCTGACGCACATCAGCAGGTATTCGATGTAGGCTTTCTTGCAATCGTCAAAGTCTTCTTTGCTCATTTCTCCCGCTCCTTTAACATTTCATCAGCCATTGCATAGGCTTCCTCGGCAATCATTTGGCGTTCTATTTTGTCGTAACCGGAATCGGAATCAAACAATACCGCCATAGTTTTTGCCGCAAAGTAATCGCGCAGGGTCATACTGATAGCGTGGTCTGCTGTAAAGTATGTTGGATACGCTGGCCCACCTGTTTCTTTGTTCATTTCTTTTCCTGTACATGAAAGGTTGTGTCATCCCTGAACCAACCCCCACCCCCGTCCCATGCAAACAGCGCAATGACCTTACCCTTTGTGTCAAGGATGAAGAACGTATCACCCAAGTACTTGGCATCAGGTATTACAAAGCTGTTCGTTAGTTCCCCACTTGCCAGCTTCTCCTTTAATTCTTTAGCGAACATATCGTTCATTCCTTTTCTCTTATCCCATGTGCGCGTTCGATGGCTCTTGCAAAACTCATTGCTTGCTGGCGGGTCATGTCATCAGGAAATCCACCCCACAGTTTAGTTAGCACCTCTTCCGTCAGCGGAACATCCATCAACTCAGGCATATTTATTTGTACCCACTCCAACAATTGAATTAGATCAACTCTTGTAGAGTTATGACCGGCTTCGTTCAAAGCAAGAATCGTAGGTCTGCAACCAACAAAATAAAGTTTTACATCCATCCCTTCGTCGTACTCCTTAACGCCAACCATCACTCTATCCATCACAAACTCCTTGCAATGGCCGCGTAGGTCATCGCGGCATACACCGTTTCACTTGCCATCTTGCGGACGGCATCTTTGTCGCTGGGTCTTAGCGCACCCAGTGCTTGCGCCCAACTTGCAACCTTGTGGAAGTTATCATTGAACCCCCGTACTGCTTGCTGCTGCTCTATCTTGGGATCGACTTCGGCTTTTAGTTTCTTCAGGCTTTTAAGATTCGCCTCGGTGTTCCAGCAATCGCTACGGGCGCACAACAGTTCCGTTTTCTTTCCGCATTGTCTGCAACTCATTTCTTCATCTCCCGTTTAACCCAAGCTACCATCTCGCTTGCCTCTTGGATGGTCATCTTTTCGTCACCGATCTGTATAGTGGCTGTGATATTCCATCTTTTTTGTTCTGCATCCAAGTCCCACTGTTTACACGTATGTAAAAAACTACCAAGCAAGCCCACCGTGTATGGGACGTTGCAATAAGGGCAGTTCATTCGATACCCCCTCTGTCTGCGTTCAGTTTCATCAGTTGTTCTGCGGCACCCGCTTGATCCTTCCACACCTCGCCCAACTCCAGTGTGAACGATGATCTGCACCGACCATCCTCGTTGTAGAAACTCCCGGTCACGGCATCCATATAGATGTCATCGTACTTGACCATCACTCGTCCAAAGGAAGTCATGTACAGATCGTGCGCGTCTATCCACTTCTTCTTCTCAGCCTGTTTCTTGTTATTGGTAAAGCATTCGTTACTTGCTGCGCTGGACTTCGCCTCGTCCAAAATCACACCGTGGAAGTGCTGGCGTTCCGTTGTCGGTGTGGTCATGTGTTTTTTTCCTTCAGTGCTGCGTTGATATGGGTATAAAAAACCCAGTCGATTGAATCGCCTGTCTTGATGGATTCTTTTTCAACCCCCTCGCGCAGCAGCTTGACCTGTGTTTGCGTCAGACCTACCCACGGTTTCGGGTACTGCACATGCTTATACATGCCTAACGGTTCACTCCCAACTGAGTCATACGTTACGGCTCTTGGGTTCCCACCAAAGCCATCATCTTTATCCACCGTTCTTCTCCTTGAGTTTGGCTTCAATGGCACGGGCAAAATCGTACATATCCCGCGTTTCTTCA